CAAGAATGCGTTATAGAAATGAAATTTCGAAAGACTTACTATGACACTAAAATACTAGAGAAGTTCAAACACGACAAACTGATTGAAACAGGGAAAATCGCTTTATACTTAGTAAACGACCCTAAAGGAAATTATATGTTTTGGCTAAACAACTTAAAAGATTTAAAAACTAAAAATATGTATTGTCCTGATACAACCTTGTGGACTAAAAAGAAAGTTTCAAAGCCTTGTTATCTGTTGGAAGAAAAAGACGCTGCAATAATTAACCTAAATGAAGAATCTGAAATTGGAATCTGGGATAGCTATTTCGATATAAAAGAAAAAATAATTAAAAAAAATAGTTAATTAATTTGTTTATAAAGTTTATTTAGTTGTATATTTGTACCAACGATAACAATTAAAAACAAAACATTATGAGAACATTAGATACGAAAACAATTTTAGCAATACAAGATTCGGTAGCGAATGGCAATATGACAGTTGACCAAGCATTACAATTATTAAAAACATTAACTAAATAATTTAAAAAACAAAACATTATGAAAAAGACAAAAACAGGACTACACATTGAAACTAAAGGAAACACTATTGAAGTTTATACCCCTAAAGAATTAAAAGAGATACAAGAGCTAAACGAAATAATAGCAAAAAATAGAGAAGCAAGGTTTAATTTTGCCGTTGTTTTATTTATAACTACTGTATTTATTGCACAGTACATTTTCCGTTCAAGATAATGACGTTACTACAAAAACAATCCTATAACCTCTGGTTTAATTGGATAGCAGACAAGACGATGGAATGGGCAAAATCCAAGCCTGCAAATAAAGACTTAAAGAATTATATACAAGGTCTTAATGAGATTGGGCAGTACGTTAATCAATTAAACATAGAGAATAGCGTACTTACAAAAAGAATTGGAATGATTCGAGAAAGTAAAAACGAAGCAATCCAAACACTACAAAAAGAAATAGAAACATTAAAAGAACAAATTAATACACAAGAATTATGAATTGGTTAGATAGTTATATAGATTTACCAGACGAACAAACATTTTGTGCCTGTTGTTCAACAGAAACACAAGGCGACTACTATTGTTCAAATGAATGTTTTAACGCAGATATAGAATGATTTTATTAATAGACGCAGATAGTTTAATATTTGCAGCGTGTTACAAAAAAAGGGAATACGTCACAGATGAGAAATTCTATACTGATATAGACGATTGTATTGCGAAATTTGACCAACAATTTATGAGTATCGTAAATAAGTTAGAAGATATGTATTTAGTCGATAAAGTAATAACGTTTAGCGGAAGTAAGGGAAACTTTAGAAAGCTCATTACAAGCGACTACAAAGCAAATAGAAAGGTAATTGATTTACCACCATTATTAAACGAGATGCACGATTACGTTAAAAACCAATACCAAAGCGTTTGGGGTCACGGAATTGAAACTGATGATATGGTGGCACGTTATTGGTTTGAACTCTCAAATGAAATAGGACGTGACAATGTAATGATTGTTAGCATTGACAAAGATTATAAACAGTTTCCTTGTTTGATGTATAATTATCATTATAAGCATAAAGTTGTTTTAGATATAAGCGAAGATGAAGCCTTGTTTAACTTTTACGAACAAATGATAATTGGTGATGTTGCCGATAATGTGAATTATTTTAAGGGCAAAGGTAAAAAGTTTGCAGAGAAATACTTAGCTGATTGCGATACTAAATATCAATACACTAAAAAGATGTATCAATTATTTAAAGATAAATACAAAAGCAAAGCACGCCAAAAATATGCTGAGTGCTACCATCTTTTAAAGCTCCGCACGGAATGAGGTATGAATCTGATGAGGTAGAATATAAAGAGATTGTTTGGGCTGATTTAAAAGTAATTAAAGAAATAAAAAAAGGCAAAAAAATAAAAAATAAAGTTGAACAGCTTGACGGCATAGTTTATAAAGAAATTAACAGCACTTATAAAGGGTCAAGAGTAATAGATGTAAAAGTTAAAAATAGATTAGGATTTGCAAACAAAATATAGTTAATTATTTGTTTGTAATTAAAAAAAAAATTATATTTGAATATCTTAAAAAAACAATACAATGAAAATAAAATTAAAACATAATATTATAAACGACAAATATACCGAATATGTTTTTGAAGCATTTGATATACAAAACAAAGAAGAAAGCAATGTAACAATAGAAGCTAATTTAGAACACTTGCCTAAAGAATGGAATATTGGTGTTGTTTATGGTGGTAGTGGAACAGGTAAAACAACTATATTAAAAAACTTCTTTAAAAAAGAAATGAATACATATAGTTTTGATTACAATAAGTCTTTAATATCTAACTTTGATTGGTTAGAACCAAAAGATGCAACTTTTTTATTGTCGGCAATGGGATTAAGCAGCGTTCCTACTTGGTTAAGACCATTCCACACATTATCAAATGGAGAACAATATCGTGCTAGTTTAGCTTATATGGTTGGTAAAGCAAAAGAAAATGAAATTATATTAATTGACGAATACACGAGCGTAGTAGATAGAGATGTGGCTAAAGCAATGAGCAACGCATTACAAAAATATATTAGACGAACAAATAAAAAAATAGTATTAGCGTCTTGTCATTTTGATATTATGGATTGGTTGCAACCAGATTGGATTTATTCACCACAAAAAGGGCGTCTTGAGATAGCGTCAAGTCGAAGGCAAAAACCAAGAATTGAACTTCAGATATTTCGATGTAGATATGAAACTTGGGATATATTCAAACAACATCATTATTTGAGTGAAAACCTTAATAAAGCAGCTAAATGTTTTATTGTATTATTAAATGATAAACCAATAGCTTTTATGGCTATATTACCTTTTCCACACGGACACATTAAAAACGGATATAGAATATCTAGAGTTGTTGTATTGCCTGATTTTCAAGGTTTAGGAATTGGGTTTAAAATCATTAATTATTTTGCTGAATTATATAAAACAGACAATAAAACAATGTATATAAAAACATCAAATCCAGCTTTATTTGGAGCAATGAAAAAAAATTCTGATAAATGGAAATTAACAAATCAAATTAAAAAAGAACAATTAAACACTGAATGGATGTTGAAACAACAAACCAGCGATAAAGGAGGAATGTTAAAATTAAGAAATGCAATTACAAAATCTTATAAGTACATAGGTCCAGTTAAAAATCATAACACTGATATAATTACATTTAATGCTGATATTTGGAAAGATGTAGCTCAAAATCAAATACAAATGTTTTAAAAATGAAAAAACATAATTTATTAATTTTAGATAATTATTTTCAAGATATCAAAAATGGAATTAAAAATTTTGAAATAAGGAAAAAAAATGCTAAATATTCAATAGGCGATGTTTTAGTGTTAGAAAATATAAAAAACGGAGAAACACTAAGTAAACAAATAGAATACATAACAGACATATCAATTTATGATATAAACAACATAATAATAATAGGATTAAAACAAACAACAATGAAACAAACAGATTTATTTTTTAATGGCAAAGTTAGTGAATATTTTAACGGACATAGAAATTTATATTTAGGAGATAAAGATTTTATATTTGCTGATATTTTTGTTAATATACAAGCAGAAATTAAAACAATATCTAAAAATGATAAATTTACAGGAAAAAAAGTATCTTTTAATCAAGCTAGAGAATATGCTGCAAACGTAGATAATAGAGATAATTTCGGTAGACTTAATAAGTCATATTTATTTGAGTATCACAAATACGCTAATAATCCTTATATTATTGTTGTTCCATTTATAAAACCAAAAGGAACAGAAAAAAACGCAAAAGATTTTTTAGATTTAAAAAAAGCTAAAATGTTGTATGAAACAAAAGATAATCAATTCAATAAATGGTTATCAGGAGATAGATATATAGGAGTGTATCCAAAAAAAGAATTATTAACTATATAAATAAAATTATGAGAGCAACTTATTTACATTACGAAAACGGTAAAGGCTATGATGTTATAGACTTTATAAAAGATTATGAACTAAATTTCAATAGAGGAAATATAATTAAGTATATTTGCAGAAGCGGAAAGAAAGACGATGAGCTGAAAGACTTAGAAAAAGCAGCTGATTATTTAAGACGTGAAATAGAATTCCTAAGAGAACAACAACAACAATGGATAGAAAAAAACAAATAAAATACTACGAAGAAATGGAACAAAAAGAACTAGAACACCAAGAAAATGCAAGAGGAGTGCAAGATGAAACAACAGACCCAATCACGCCAAGACATTTAAACTATTTAAAATGCGTATTGATTAGCCAATTACTATTGGAAGCAAACGACGAGTTAAAAGGCAGCGTAGGATTCAAACAAAACGTAAAGCTACAAGTAAATAAAACATCTAAACTATTGGAAGGAATATACCAAGAAGGGTTTAATACTGTTTACGGCAATAATCCTGAAATGTGTACCAATGTATTAAATAAAATAGATGGCTTAATACACAAGATTAAAACGGCTTCTATTGATGAGTTGGTAATGATTGACGCTTTAGTAGA